TTAATCATCCGAATCAACCAATGAAGCTTTTTGAATTTTATCAAATGTAATACGTTTTATTGAAAAGTCAGTGTCTAATAGCAGCTCCTTTTTATACGCATCGGTACCTGTAACCCTACCCACCTCATCATGCAACTTGTTTTGGTCCCACAATGTCAATCTCACAAGCTTTTGCATCTTACAAGCACGCTGGATGGTATTCTCTATTTCTTCAAGTTCCCATTCAGTTAAATCACGCTTTTTATCATAATACTGCTCTTGTTTCCACTTCTTAATTTCATCCAAATGCTCTGGAAGCATCATTGCTGTCCATTTCATACTCCCTCGATCATGCAACATACAAATCACTCTCCACTAATATTCAGTATCATTAACCTTCAAAATATCTAAAAAATGAACTTTATGAACATTGAAGTATTTGTCTTTGATGTGTATTAGCTTAGTGTTTGTGTCCATGTTTGTGACTATACCCTCTAAAGGTTCATCATGTTTATAGATTGTAAAAACCTTGGTCTGCTTTTCCTCCATCACTTCAGTTAGTGTATTAGCGATTTCTTCTAAGTCGAATTCGTCACGATCCATGTGCTTAGGTTCTTTCTTTTTAGTAGGCGTTTTTGTTTTAGCTGCCATATTAACCACTCCATTCAGAACATTTGTTTGTATATATTATAGAACTAACGTTCTGTTTTTGGCAATAAAAAAATGCCTAGGCTCAATATTAATTGAGTGCCTAGACTTATTATCACTATCATTTTTGGTACTATTCAAGTAGTGTTTTATGAAGAGTAGCTAACACATAAGCTAAATAAGTGGAAAAGAACTCTAATTAGTGTTATAATAAATATAAGAACAAACGTTCTTTTAAATGAAATATCTGAACAAATTTCTTTGATATTGATTATCATATTAACCCAAAAAGGTTTACATATATGCTTCCTTGATGTAACTTAATGATATTACATAGTTCATATATACAATGTATATATGAACAAATCGTCCTTTAGAGAGGAGGAGTTTATATGGTTGGAATGAGAGCATTAGCTGACCACATAATTGCAATTGGAGCAAATAAAAATTTATCTGTTACAAACTTACAAGTACAAAAGGTTATGTTTTTTGCTTTAGGATTTCATTTACAAGATAATGGCATTGATTCTCTTGCTAAGGAAATTTATGATATGCCTTTTGAAAAATGGAGATATGGTCCTGTAGTTGAAACTATATATTATGAGTTATGTCAATATAAAGACAAGCCGATAACAGAAGAAGGAATATACACAAATAAATTATCAAGCTTCGATTCAAATATAGAGAAATTATTGCAGATTAACGTTTTTGATCTAGTAGAACTATCACACCAATTATCATCATGGGCAAATTATAAAACAGAAATATTAGATCGCAGGTCTGTTGAAAGCTATACTTTAAAAGAAATTTGGGAAGATTTCACAAGATGAATGAAATAAATGAAGAGCAATTTTTAGAGCGTTTCAGAGATTTATTACTTAGTTTTCCTAACTTACTGAAATCAGAATTAAGTACTGGTGTTAGAATAGAAGGGTTAAACAACCTTCGTCAAAATCTTGACTCATTATCACCAATCCCTAATGTTAGACCTAACCAAAGTGTACCACTTTTACAAACTCGAATTGAGGAGTTTATTGAGACTATTTCAAAAACAAAATTTGATAACAAATTAATTCCTTATGATAAAATAACTGAATTTGTTTTTATTGAAACACCAGAAGAATTATACTTTGAATTTACTACTAGATTAAAAACTTATGGTAAACAATATTTCCAAAGACTATCTGAGGTGTCTGCCACTGTAACTAGTGGTGAAACTGAAACAAATTTAGATTCCGAACAAGCAAGCATTAATGCGTCTGATTGTGAAAAGGACTTTTATAGAATTGTCAGACATATTGATCTCGCGTTGATACAGATTACAAAGTTTGCTAGTACAAAAATAGAACATTTGCAATCTGAATATGATAATTTAAAAGAGCAATACTTGGAATTAAATACTCAACTTACAAATTTAAAAGACGAGGCTGAACTCCAATATAAAAATATGCTAACACAATATATTTCTATTCTTGGGATTTTTGCAGCTATATTGATGGGATCTTTTGGAGCGATCCAAGGCTTTTCAAATATTTTTGCCAAGGCTGACAAAATACCTTTAGGTAAATTATTAATAATAAGTTCTGTTGGCGGTTCATCTGTAATTCTAATCTTATTTTTCTTATTAAACGGTATAGCTAAATTGACTAATAGAAGTTTATCTAGTGTTACTGATGAAAATGCTACTCTTTTAAGAAAACATCCAACAATCGTCCTTTCACATGGAATATTGGTGAGTATAACTTTAATAGGTGGAGCATTAATATTAAGTAATATTGAATTAAATTTTGCTTGGGAAGGACTTTGGTGGGTAGTCCCAGTCTTATGGGTTGCTTATTTTATAACATCAGTAACAAAAAACAATCCATTATTTTTTATGAATATATTTAAAAATAAGCGAAAGTAGGTGAAAACTACTTTCGCTTATTTTTTTATCGTTGAGAAATAATAATTTTTAGTCCTTCAAAATCCCCACCTGTCATCGTACCCTGGTCAAATTTCTCAAGCCACGACTTGTCAATCTTCCCTTTATCTACAGCTTGTTTAATGTAGTCACGTACTGCATTTTCCGTTGTTGGATTTGTAAATTTCATAAAATCATCATCCTTTTCATTTGGTTTATCTTCAACAAATAGCTGTACTTTTAATTTGCTATTAGATGGAACAATTACTTGTCCTTCTAATTTATAGCCTGCTGGCACCTTCCATGTCGTAGGAATTTCAAAATGAGGTGCATCATACTGTCCTACTGGCCAATAGCCTCCCCAAGTGATGCCTAGCTTTTTAGCAATTGCCCCTACCTTCCCTAAAATAGAAATATCATATAAATTTCTTGGCGGTGCCACAGCAATATCCCATGCTCTACGTGATGTATGATTACTATTACGCGTCCATGTTACTACTTGTCCAGGTCGCGATCTTCCTTGCTCATACAAATAATTTTGGCGAGCTTGGCTACGGTATGTTTCTGTGATGAAAACAAAGTCTATGCCTGCCTTGTAGCATTCTTGAAAGAGTAGTCGGCATGCTGTTTGGGCTGCTGCAGTTAGTTCACTTAAATCGCGGCATGTAGTTGTAACACTATTCATTTCGCATCATCCTTTGGTTTTTCGTATTTTAATGCCTGTTTGCTATCACTCGTACCTTCTGTAGTTGGATCAACTACCACACCAACTAGAACTAAAAAAGCGAGTACAGTGTTAAATAACTCTGTAACTCGCTCGTTATAAATTGTTGTGTCGTAGCCTACTAGCGCCCCAATTTGTTGCACTAATAATAAGAGTAGCGCAAACGCACCAATTAAGAATGGTTTGTGTTTTAATCGTACTTTCCAGTTGATTTTCATTTGTATTTCCTCCTAAAACTAAAAGATGTGTTTTTCCATGCGGTCCATACGGCCTTCAAGTGACGTTAAGCTTTTACTGATCTCCCGCATGGCATTGGCTTGCTCACCTTGTGCCTCTGTTAATGTTTCTAAATTTTTAAGCAATCGTTCTTCCCGTTTATTGGAATTCCAAAATACATATACAACTAAGCAAATACACAATATCGACCACACAACTTGCGAGTTTGCTATCTGACTTGCTGTTGTTACCGTTGTTACTGGATCCATTACATCACCAACCCTTTGCCCTATTAAAATAAAAAGCCATGAGACGAATTGAGATTCAGTATAATGTACCGTTGCCCATCTCGATTGCTCTCATAGCGTTAAAAAACATAAAAAATAACGCTAGTCTTTGACTGCGTTTAAATACCTGGCGTATTTCTTAAAATGTAATCTTCTACAGCTGCTCGGTAATCCTCATTCGTGATGTCGTCAATGACATAGACTGCATTTGTCTTTGGATTAAGTCCTTTGTTAATAATGCGTCCTGCTGCAATCCTTACTACGATTTCATTTACCATTATAAAATCCCCCCAACTTCATTTTCAGTTGCTAAAAGCAAAGCATCTTCTAGTTCACGTATTTGTTTTTCTTGTTCATTTTCAATTGGTTGTAATATTATTTTTTTATTTTCTGTATCAACACCGACAATCATGTTTTTTGTGTAATCGATTGATCCATAGTCGATGTCGATAAATTCTACTACTTCGTCTGGATCACGCTGTGCATCCGAATTATGAATTTCACCAGCGATAAATAAGATATTACCTGTTGATGCATTGTAATATATTCTGTTCCCTACTTGCATAGTCTCACTCCTTTATTTAATAGCCCACCAATCAAATTGCCCTGTACCAGCAGGATAAGCGGCCGCAACGGTAAATCCACCATCAAATACCGAAGAGACATTACCATATGAACTGTGGTTTATTACAACAACGAAGTCCGATGCACTAAAAGTGCTATTGTATACTCCCCATGATCCAGGTATATTACCTCCTCTAGTGCGGAACATATAAGCCCTTGGTTTAAACGACAACCCAGTTACATTGAAGAAAGTCTGGGTTCCGTTATTTGTAATAGTTCCTACCCCAACTACAATGTTACTCAAATTTCGTATATTAGCAGCAGTCGTCGCAAACGATGCGTCAGGCGCAGTGTAAACACCCATGTCAGTAACCGCCTGATTGACTGTTGCCTTACCATTACTGACAGATGTAAAAAGTTTACTATAACTAATTTCCCTCCAACTTGACCAAGCTGTCCCTGCTGTATACGCTCTTTCCCATTGTCTGTATGCTGTAGCAGACTCATCAAAATAAGTTATTACTTGTCTCACCCAGTCTGTAGAATACTTTTCTACCCTAAGGGATAATAAGGCATATTCGTACAAACCATCTGGCTTGTTAGTAAAAAAAGCAGAAGCGTAATCTCCTACTTCTTTTATCTCGTTTAAATCTTTTAAAGAACCATAATACTTAAAACCATCTTGTTTGCTATTCCAATTAACTCGCTCTCCAACTTGCAAGTGCTGACTGTTATCGTTGATATGATTATCTGATTCAACTAATTGTTCTTCAATCTTATTCATATTTGCTGCCATTATAGGGGTTCCAGCTTCTGAAACTTTTCCCTCTGCAGGTATTAAAGTAGTTGTTCCATCCCCATTATCTTGTAAAGTAAAAGTTCTAGGCTTCTCAACTTCTCGGTTTTTCCATATTGTTGGTTCATATGCCAATTAAATCAGCTCCCCTCCACAAATAAAAACACCACAGATTGGTACAGCCTCTGCGTTACCTCTGTAGTGTAAATATAGTAAATTCAAATTATGTTCTAAACGTCTGGCATCATTAAAATCAAATGAGTCATTCGATATCCAATCAAGTTTATTTTCAATCCATCCAACCGGTGTAAAACGTTGACTCAATATATCCTGATTACTCTCAATACGATTCAAACTATCAGCAAATTCAATACGACCCATATCACGATTAGTGACAGAATTAAGTGGTGGTAGAGTGATAAAATACCCAACTAGATTTGAAACGATAACTGTATTATTTTCTACTCTATTGAGATCTTCAAAATTATAAAAATCTGTGGATGTCCAATTTAATTTAGGTGTTAACCACATCTTAAACACCACCTTTTGTCTCTGTCTTACCACTTAAGTATCCAACGAATTCATATTCTTGTTTAGTTATGCGAGATTGTTTTTGAGCTCCAAAAGAATCCTCTACAAATACAATATCTCCGCATTCTAATGCTGGATTTTGGCGCCAATTTACTTGATATAATGCCCTTAAATTACTTTCGCTAATAATCCATTGAGCTATATTACTAGCATGTTCAAATGAGCTAATTAAAGGATTATCACATTTTATAGTGACGCCTTCTTTTACTCCGTCATTCTGAAATGTGTAATCTACTTTCGTCCCGTTTGAATGTACAGTAATAATAAGGTTTTGGACTAATTTTTCTAATTTGATTTGCGGTTCCTTATATACATTATCAAATGTAATTTTTTTCATATCGTATCCAGAATAAACAGTGGGTGTTATCATCCCTGTAAATGTATCAAAACCAGCGAAATTGATGTAAGATGTACTTTCATCCAATATTTCAAATGGTTTAATTATCACCACGCCGTTTCGATCTTGATAGACAGCACTTTTACTGGCGATACCAATACATTGCAGAGCCCTTCGATAGGTCACTTTATCGTCAAAACCGGTTGTCAATATGTCCCTAAGAGAAGGATCGATAAAATAAATCATTATACCTGCTTTCTTTAAAATATCTTCTGCTAATCCATAGAGATCCGATACTGGTATTTGGATATATTCTTTATCCAACAGCTCAAAAATATTTCGTGCTGTAAAAGTAGTTGTAAGAGCACCTTCATCCGATTGCCAATCAGTTAAGTAATAACCTTTAGTGGTTATGTACTCGAATACATCTTCTTCAACCTCTACACCTATACCTAACGATACCTCTTGTCGTTCTTTCAAAAAACGATAGAAACCTTGTGGATTTAAGATATTAAATTCTCTACTTGAATTATCGATAGTGAATTTAATCTCATTAGCTGGTAATGTATCACCTACTACATTCATCTGCTCAATTAGATTAACTTTAATAAGTTTATCACCCTCATATTCCTGAAACACTCCAAAATCCATTTCAACAATACGAGCACGACGATACGACCTACACCATTTACGGATTGTGATTACAATTTTTTTATAGGCATCTAATCCTTTTACCCACAAATATGCAGATTCCATATTTCCAACAACATTTTCAGAAGCTATCAAAACATCATTATCTTGATACACATCAATATTAAAATCTGTAGCATACTCATTCGTTGCGACGTCAAATATTATCGTCAAACCCATTGAATGATGTTCTTCAGTGAATGTGAGTGTGACTGTTTGAGGGATAGTGAATACTCCATCCATACCACATAAGTCACCACTCCACCAACCTAGTTCGCTGTCATCTTCATTAGGCCGCGGAGGAATCTTGAAAGAACCATCTAGTTTAAAATAATCCCTTTCAAACGTTCCATATTTATCGGTCATGCCACGCTGTTTATTAGTTATTTGCTCTTTTTTACTTATGATAGCTTCAGTGCTTGCTGTGACCGTTGCATCTTCATAAGCTGCATTATCTAAAATTTCAAATACCACTTTAGCAGCAGACTTGCGGATTTGGGCATACACAGCCTGTTTGAAGTCACGACTCACCTCATTCAATTGATTCACCTACTTTTCGATAATATTGAACTTACAATCTTTCCAACGTATATTGCCATTGATGTAATCAAGAGCTCCTGTACTTCTATCACCAGAATAGAAGGTGCCTGTTTTTCTAGAGTTTGTTTGAGGATCTAAAAATTCAACTTGAAAGAAAACTGGACTGACAGCATTTAATACCAACTGTAAATTAGATTGAGAAAGATGCTTCCAAGCTACCTCAATCTTTCGTTTAGTAGCTATACGTTCGATTATCATATCGCCTCTAGCATTTCGTTCAGCCTTCGAAATATCCATAATCCCAACTTGGTAATCGGAAGGAGTGGGAATCTCCTTGCCATCAATTTTAATCAAATTCCTCACCCCTTTTAAACTGGTCGTATGATTGGAGAACCGATTCGTTGTTCTTCGCGCGCCAGGTATGGATTCATAATACGCGCAAATGTTGTACCATCCACATTTAATACGATATCACCATTGTCATTACTAGATGATTGTTGTCCTCCCATTTGCATTGCTGCCATAACAGCAGTACCTAGAGCACTGGCTAATTTGTCCACAAATGGAGTGTTTTCAAGAGGTACAACCATTTCAGCGCCTGCCTCACCAGCAATGTAATTACCAAAGTTCGTAGCTCCATCTACGATACCACCGCGTGCTAGTTTAGGTATTTGAGGCACTGGAATCAAGTTAATATTTACATCAAACCCAGGTATTTTATTCGCTAATGATATTGCACCTTGAATCATGCGATTTAGGTTGTCTAGAATGCCTCGAATCGCAAAGTTAATTACATCAATCACAATGTTCATGACTCCTTTAAAAATGCCAGAAATCATCTCAACAAGCCCTTTGTAGATATCCACTATTCCTTGCCAAGCTTTACGCCAGTTACCTGTGAAAACACCTACTAAAAAGTCAATCAATCCACCTAGTACCTTTAAAAGAGCCTTTATGATGTCGGATATTTTAGCAATCGATGTTGTAACGATATCAACGATTAAAAGGAAAACATTTTTAAATTCCGGTCCTAAAATGTCAATTAGTAATTTTACAATAGGAGTAATAAATTTATTGGAAATTTCAAGAACTCCGTTTACTAATTTAGCTATGAAATCGCCTAATTCTTTGATCAAGCCCTTCAAGTGTTCATTCCACAACCAAGTTAATTTTTCTAGAAATGGTTCAACAATTGGTTTTAATACCTTGTCCCATAATGCTTGAAAAATATCTTCTATGTTTTTGAATAAATCCTTTAGGTTTTTTAGCAAATCCTTACCATGTTTATCCCACAAATCTTCTACAATTTTTAAAGTATCTGTGACAATTTTTTTGACTAAGTCAAAGGTTGGTTTGATAACTGATTTGTAAATGTCATTCATTAAATTAGCTGCCCATTCAAAAGCTTCTACTGCTATTTCGAAAGCCGTGACTAAGACATCTGTAAATATCGGTACCAATGTTCTTACAATTGCATCGGCTATTGGGATAACAAAATTATTTAATAAATAATCAACAAATGGTTTGATCGTTCCGTCCAAAAGATTTTGCAGTGCTGCCCCAATCTTTGGCACCATTTCAATAAATGCGTTTTTAATCTTTTCTAATGCTGGCAAGATCACTGTTGCTGTAAGATTGTTTAGCGTATCCGTTGCTGTTTTAAATGTCTTTGAAAATAATTGCATCGCATACACTAAGACATCTGTAAAAATTGGTACGAACGTTTTTAAAAGTTGAGCTGAAATAGGTATTATAAAACCGTTTAATATAAAGTCTACTAAAGGTTTGATTGTTCCATCTAAAAGTGACTGTAAGGTCTGTGCAACAGATGAGCTCATTTCTAGCCAAGCAAATTTGATTTTCTCAAGCGATGGAAGTAAAGTACCATTCCATAAATTGATTATTTCATCGGTTACATTTTGCATTGTTCTAGCAAGTAAGTCCATGCTCCAAACAGCTACATCAGCGAATACTGGCGCAAAATCTTCAACAAATCCAGTTACGATAGCTGGGATAAAATCAAACAAAATATAACCAGCTGCAGGTTTTAAAAACTCGTCTACTAGTTGCATAAGCGTGCCGCCAATTTCCCTAAACGACTGTTTGATTGGCTCTACTGCATCTCGTAGTGGTTGTAGGGCTGGACCAATTCCACTAAACGCTTCTGCAAACATTGAACCAAATTCTTTCGCACCATCCCACAAATCTTTGAAAGAACCTTTTATTTTATCTACCATCTCTTGGATATGTGCTGGGATAGTTTCGGTATCGATTTCAGGCATATCGAAATCACCAATACCCATATCATCCATTCCACCAATACCACCGTCGCCACCAGCACCTGAACCACCACTTCCGGAATCACTATCCGACTTTTTCGATGGCTCTGTAAGGGAGTTAATTTCATCAAAACCAGCTACTGATCGTTTCGCTTCTTCCGCTGCTTTCTTTGCCTTTTTCCCAGCCTTTTCTGCTTTTTTTCCTGCCTTTTCAGATGCTGCACCATACGAATCTTGTGCAGCTACACCACCACCAACAGCGGCAGTAGTTTGTTTCTGTGATTTTGAAACACCAAAAAATGCTTGCATAAAGTATTTAAAATAAGTCGTCACTCTTATTAACCAATTTGCAAGCTTTTGGAGGATAGGAAGTACAAACCTTGCTATTGGCATAAATGCTTCCCCTATATTTGATTGCACGTCACTTAAAGTTTTACTTAAATATGCTAATTGACCAGCATAGGTTTCTGCATATCTCCCGGCGTCTCCAACTTGGAATTTGGTTTCATCCATGATTCCGTTAACTTCAGCTTGAATCTTTTGCTGCTGAGTTAGATTATTGGATGTGGTGCCAATAGATGCCGCATATTCATCCCACATTTTAGCTACGTTTTTTGTAACGCCAGCATTATCAACTAGTATACTGTTTTCATTTTTCAAACCCTCAGCAGCCGTTGCGACTGCGGCACCTAATGTATAAGATGACTGCCGTCCAAAAGCTGCAGCATCTTTTAAACGTTCCATTACTTGTTGTATTTGTTCGTCATTATATCCCCTTGCAGCTAAATTTTTGTATGCATTTACGGCATCTGTAAGAGGTACAAGACCGTCGCTAATGTAATCATTAATAAAACCCTTTGCCTTAGCAAAAGAACGTCCTTGACCTTCAATAATACTTTGGAGACCCATATAAGCCCCCTCTAAATCACTTACTGCCTGAATGCCATCTTTTATATACTTAACAATACCTAGGGTAGCTAAAGCTGCAGCTACACTCTTAAACGCACTTTTCATAGCATCCGTTGATTGTTTAACAGCATTATCTAATCCACCAAGTTCTCTTCGGACATTATTAAGCTCGTTCCTCAAACCTGATGTCTCACTTGTGATTAGGATTTGAAGTTCTTCTAACGTCATTGCCACGATCTTCACCTCGCTTCCGTTTTTCAAATGCATAAGCTTCAATTCGAGCTTTCATTAGTTGCCAATTTTGTTGTCTTACTTGTTGAAGTTGGGCTTTTTGTTCAAGTTCAGGGAATATTGCCGGGAATGCTTCGTGTATTTCTTTTGGAGCTTGCTTACTTCCAAGAGATATTCCAACTAGATGAGATATTAAATTGGCTTGATGATAGGCAATGATAGATTTAGTCTGCAATTCTATCTCTTGCCTTTTTGAAAACCCTTTAATGGCAGCAAATATCTCTTTGTAAGTCATATCCCAATAAAAAACTGCATCCACGCCTGCCTCTACAGCAATTGGATACAGTTTTTCGAATAGTTCTGTTAAGTTTTTTACAGGTTCGCTGTTGCTACTGTTGCCGCCGTCTCCTGGCTCGTTGACTTGAAAAAACCACTTGTTCTAAAAGTATCAACCATAATTGGTATTAAATCTGTATAAGAATTACCTGCATCAACATAATCATCATATAGTTCAAGTACTTTCTCCCATGTCATTCCATGATGATACTTTTGCATTGATGCATGTAGGATTAACAACAAACTCCCCACTGATGGGATTTCTCCATTTTCAACTGTCATTAACACTTGTAGAGGATTCCTTCCACCTAATTTTTTCTCTAATTCAACGATAGCTGAAGCAGTAGCTCTCAATTTGTATTCATTTTCTCCAACCTTAAAAGTCGTATATAACATAACGTTTTCCTCCAATTTAAAAAGCACTCCCAATGAGAGTGCTTTAGAATTAATTATTTTGTTGAATTGCTTTGATTAACTTATTGTTGCGTTTATCAGCATTGTACTGATTTACCACTAAAATTGCATGAATAACACCAGGAACATAAAAACAAAGTGTTAAAACACAGTTAATTAAAAATTGAAAAGGTTTCCCACATGATAGAATGGCCAAAGGTGGAATAAGACATAATAAATACCTCAATAGAATTACCTCCGCATATTGATTATAGGAAAACTCTACCACAAATATTGTTGAATTCCAATTAAGGCGTTGGATTAGTCACTGTGATATCACTTTGCAAACTCATTGATGCCGTGAATGTCATCGCTGCATTAACTGCTGCAGAATCCATTTTAACGTTTACATATGCCTCAAATTCATGTCCTGTACCATCTGGATATTCTACCTTAAATGTTACTGGCTTATTTGCCTCTTGTAAGCCACGTAATACACGGTAGTTACTTGTTGCTGTTTCGTTATCATATAAAAACTTAAAAGCTAAGTCTCCTAAATCACGAATACCGGGAATGTATTGTTTAACTCCACTCGCTAGTGTGGTTACATCTACTTTTTCTGGATCTCCACCTAACTCTGGCACCTCCATTAAGTGCTCAATTTCAGTAAAAGATGAACCACTATCTTTATAACTCAACGTAGTGTCTTTCGTTAATAAACCTGCCAATGTTTCCACTCTCCTTATTGATGTACTAATTTAGTTCGTTTATCGACAATACCTCTAAAGCGCATTGTTTTGCGTTTCATACCACTTGGATCATTCAAATCTGCTGAGAATTGTCTTAGAAAGCCGATACTCGCCATTTTGTCGTTAACTTCTTGCGAAATTGAACCAGTTGACCTTGTATGCCACACATCAATTAAAATAATAATTTCTGATTGTAGCTCAGTACTCATACTTCGGTAGTTAGAGTTATCAGCTTCCTTAAATGTGATATGGGGTGTTTTCTCTGGACTTGCAGGAAACTGATCGGATACAGTAACGCCATTGATCGTTAATAATAAGGCATTTACTTCTGGTTTCACATCGTACATTTAACCACCTAGCTTTCGTATTTCCTTTTTCAATTCCTCTTTTACCATTTGTTTGACCTTTCCTTCATTGTGCTTTATGGCTGGATATAGATAAGGTTGTGCCTCCATACCTGACCAATCTTGCCTGTAGGATACGTTTTCTGGTGACTTGGGAGGTGCAGGGGATGAAGCACCTCTTTGTCCTGTACCAAATTCAACATATTGTGCATATTCAAGATTTGTTGATACTTTACCAGTAATAACACCGTTTTTCTCTTGAATATTGGTTTGAATACTATTTCTTAAAAAACCACTATCTCCAACTGGCGCAAGATTTTTAGCATCTCCTTGCACGTGGATAGTCGCTTTCTGTATGCCTTTTTTTAAAGCTTTTTGGCTGTTGCCACCTAGTGTGTCGATTTTACGTAAAAGACTATCCATACCTCGAATTGTCATGTTCTCACCTTCTCTAAATCGATTACAAAATGAGAATTCCAAGACCTAATAGCTACAACCTTGTAGTCAGGGTTTTTGTCATCGTCAACATTAATATAGAAACCATCAGATTCTTGTACATTATTTAACGACTCTAGATATGCCGTCATCATATACATCAAACGTTCACCGTACATCTCCGACATCATTTTTCCTCCTGCCGGTTGAACATTAGCTTCTACTTTTCTTTCCTCTCCCCAATCTTCATAAGTGGTTCCGTCTGGTTCAGTTATCGTTGTCCGTCGTTTGACTGTGTACTCTTTTAAATCACGCTGTCTAAGTCGCATAGCGAGTCGCCTTTAGTAATCTGTATTGAATGATAGTGTTTTGTATGGATTGAGGTAAATCATCGAAAGAAAGGCTAATACCACCCTCTGAGTGCGATGTTTGCCCTTCAACACCTTGCATGTTGTAGCGAATGACACCAATTTGACGTACAACGGAATTTAATACTTCTGGTAGCTCTTTGCGATTGGTCCATATAAGCACATCATCTTTAACATCTTCTAAGATAAGGTTTAATTCATCGTCCTTGGATTCATTTTTAATACCAAGAGTGATCTTAAATTTATCTAATAGAGTTTGTGTCACGTTTCCACCCCATCTATTGTGGCAATTACTTCTTTTAACTTCTTCATACCTAATTTAGAAGCATTTTCAATACCTAACTCTTTAGCCCGTTCACGTAATTGAGTTAATTCATCGTTGGCATCCTGTTCTTTCTTTAACGCTTGTTTAGCAGCTTGTTCGCGCCTCATGCGCTGAAATGCTGTTGCTGACATATTCATCACTCCTTATATTAAAATTTTCCAAATTAAAAGGTTAATTGCTATAATTGTCGAATCATGTATTTAAAGGAGGTGATTCCATTGACTTATAAAACAGGTGAAAAACCAGGCAAAGGTACATACGAGTGTACTACTTGTAACCGTACTTTATATTTAGATGAAGATTCAGACAGATTACCACCATGCCCAACTTCAGGATGTGATGGTACGGAATACAAACGCGCATAATTCCAAAAAAAGAAGCCTTGCATTTGAAGGCTTCGTTTTTTGTTTATTTTAATTTGTAATCAAATTTCACAATACGGATTGCCTTTGGTTCGTATACACGTCCCCAGTTATCAGCTAAAGCAACCTCTGCATTTGAAGGTGTTGGGCCTGCAACAGTTGTGTTTTTAAATTTAACGCCTCGTGGGTGTAATACAAACGCTTGACGGTTGATAAGGATATCATCGCCAGCTAGTGAATCACGATCTGTTTCTACAGCCTCTGGGTGGAATCCATTACCTAAACCGATAGCACCTTCACCAAAAAGGTATGATGTATAAACATCACCATTTACTGGGTGGCCATCATCAACAATTACGCGGCGACCCATATAAGTAGGAATTTGTACTTTCCCCTCTGAGTCAGGGATAAATTCGATTAGGTTTTGCTTTTGTAAATGCGTGTATGCTGCACTATGCATTGAGATAGCAGTTAGTAGACTAGAAGCATCACCTAGTTTTTGTTTAGCATCAAGGAATGTAGAACCTGATAAAACTGCATCGTTTCCTGTTAATGTTGAAATATCATGCGTATTATCAGCCATTGTTGGTGAAGCAAATACCCCTTTCAACATTGCGAACAAAAGCGCTTGTCGGCGACGTGCCCAATAAGTAGCCACTAAATCACCGATAGCTGCCATAGGGTCAGAACCAGCTAATACATGCGCTAAATCATTCGAACTCCAAGCTTTACCACGTAAGAATAGTGCCGCAACATCTTGTCCAGCCGTGATTTTCCCAGGTGTTAATGCATCATCATCTGAAAGCACTTCATCTTCACCATCAAGATCTTCCCAGTACGGCATGTTAATAAGAATACCGCCACCTTGCGCTAATGCGTCTAATTCTGGATTATTTGAGATAATACCAGATGATTGTAGTGCGGAAAGTTCCATAGTGCGTTGAATAACATAAGGGTTGAATACTTCTGGGACAATCACATCGCTGATTTTTGTCTTTGCGAACATTTGAATGTCTAATTTCATCAGTAAATTAAATTTTGTTGTAATCATTAATAATCAATTCTCCTTTATTTTGCAGCAGCTATTAACTGCTTTGCTAAGTCTGGATTTTCTTTTAAAATACGGCCTTGTTCAGTTAGATTGAAATCAGGTCCTTTTTTCCAAGGATTCTTTTGCCCTCCACCTTTAGAACCTCCACCACCAGGTGGATTACTTCTTAGGCGATCATTTACGCCAGCCTCTACAGCCTCGCGGAAAGCTGTTTCAACTGCTACGATACTTGCGTTTGTTTTTTCAGCATCTGAGTAGTCAAGAATATCAGCAAGTTGTTTTGGTAGTTGTTTCTCTACAAGTGTTTCTATTGCTGTTGCTCGCAGTTCACGTCGTGTAATATCTGATTCACGCTTCGACAGCTCTTCCTCACGCTTTTGACGTTCATACTCAGCCTTTTGCTCGGCATTCATTTTCGCCAACTTCTCGGCTTCTGTTTTAGCAGCCTCTAATTTTGTTTGATAATCTTTTTCCCACTTTGTTTGTGCCTTGCCAAGCCTTTCGCCAAGAATACGATCTATTTCAGCTTGTTGTTCTGGGGTGAATTCAACTTTAGCTGGTGGATCTGTAGGAGGGTCTACAGGGTCAGTTGGTGGATCAGCAAAGAATTGAATATTCAAAGGTAAATAAGACTCAAATGATTTAAATGCATTTATTCGCTGCCTCGGTTTGATAAACCACGATTTTATAAACAAGATTAATAGCTTTAAATAATTCATATTTTACCTCCCGTTTAACGCCCGTCGGCTATCTCCATGCGGCTTTTATAGTCATCAGCACGTTTTAGACAAAATAAAAAAGCCTCTTATTTCGCAACGGTTTCTGGCGGTTTATCTCTATAAAAATTTAAATTGTTGTTTTTTAGTACTTGATATAAAACTATAGATAACCGATTGACCATTTCCTCATCCTGTTCATCGTAGCCAGCTTCATTCAACATGGCATGAACTAATTCGTGGATTAACACTTGTTCTTTCTTGCTCTCGCTCATTGAGGAATCAATATCAATTCTGGATTCAGCATAGATTACTTGTCCCATAAGACTGTGTGTTTTAAGCAAACCTTCTTGATAGTGCACTGTATAATCAATACCAGCAACATTTACTTTTATCGGAATTGGCATTTAATCACCCTGCTTTCTCATATTTTTCTTTCCATTGAGGAAACTTCATACTTGCTGGAACAAGCTCATTCTTTCCTGTTTTCGGATTTCTTGCCCTACGCTGAAGGTTCTTGAGTGTATCTGGTCCGAAATATGCTCTTGTCGTTGAACGACAAAAAACATGCATTGGTGGCATGTTAACACCTGGCACAGCATCTTTCACTTTGTATACTTTACCGTCTTGTTCTTGGCATATATTAGATGTTTTATTATCAAGCGTTGCCATAAACATGTACTTGTCGATTTCAGCCTCAATATAGCTTTCCATTTCAGCAGCATTTGCCATGTAGGTAGTTTCTGTACGTATTAACCGGTTAGCAGCATGTTTTCCTACATTCATTCTTTCCATCAAATCAGTACGCATCTTGTTGATGCCTACCCCTGACATAAACCCGGCTGCAATAACTTCGGTTACTTGTTTTGCAAGTACATCTGTATTGCCCCATATCCGTTGACTAAAATGTTCACCACTCCAAGGATTTTTAAGAATGGTTTCGATTGTTCTTGTAGGCACGGTTGCGAATTCAAATCCTAACCCTATCCCTTTTTGTACATCAAACATGGTTCTGAAATAGGCATTCTTTATTGTTCTCATGTAACCTGCCGTACTCGCTCTTATTTCGGCATCAGCGACTATCTTGGATTGTAGGTAAGCATTCTCTTTCAACGCCTCTAAACGCGTAATACGAGCACCGTACGCTGGAGCATTCAGTCGATTAAGCATTTGTCGCCTTATCTTAGGATCACCTATATCTTTTATTTTGCTTTTAATTTCATTCCATTCAGCTTTTGATATAGGTTCATTTAATACCTTCTTAGCTTCGTCAATAGTTAGATTGCCATCTTTGGCAAACTTCTCGAATATCTTATCAATACTCTTTTGCATATCCTTTTGTGCCTTATCATAAGCATTCGTAACTGTGAGGACAGTTGAATCAGCAGAACGATGATACTCGGCCATACGCTCCATCGCTCTTTTATCCCAATAGGCATTAGTCCGTTGTTCCATCTGCATTCACATACTTTGAAGTATCAATATTGTAGCCGAATTCTTGACGCGCTCTTTCCAAATCGTCCTTGAGTTGCTGTTTCAACTTTTTGATTTCTTCTGTCGTGTCCTCTACAAACGGCAAGATAGAAAGCAAAGTCTCATTGCTAACCAATCCTATTAATGAAACAATTTCTTGAATAGTAAGCTCATTTTCTGGAAGGTTACGGATCATGGTAATTTTAGCATCTGAAACATCAACGGCTTTAGCTTTTACTTTCAGGATATTAGCAAACAACTTCAAACGTTCTCGTAGCCCTTGGATGTAATAACGCTCTTTGGTAACTGCCAATTGTTCAAGACCAAATAATTTATATTTCATGGCAACACCAGAACTATTAGAGGCGAAGTTTTCATCTGTTAGGTTTGGAACCATAGAAAACTCATGAATGTCTGATTTAATGGCATCCTTCAAGACCTCTACTTCGGTTTCATTAAGATTTTTGATTAACCATCCGGCATCTGCACCTTCTGGAAGTTCGAGAATCTTGTGCTTTTTTATCATCCTAGCAGTATCTGTTTGTTCTTCCTCTGTATCTCCGAAAGAAACACCAGAAACCTTCAATAACGCATCTACTAGTTGTTCCTTATCGTTTACACGGTCAGATTGGAGCAAGTTATAAGCATCGATGAGGCTGATTTGTTGTTCAAAGTCACCTTGTTGCTCCTCGTTGTTCCAAAACTCTGTGACAGGGACGGCACCATAATAGTGGTTTTTAATATCTTGCATTTCAAAATCAGTTAAAGTGGAGCCAAAATATGAAACTATCAAATCTTGAGTGTAAACATTGATGTTATAGCCAATTACAGCATTATTGATATCTCTTTTTTCATAGTAATGAACACCAAATAATGATCTGTATTCTACCGTATCATCAACAACTAAGAATATTTGTCGCGGATCTATAACAGTTACCTTTGGAATAGGAACTTCATCGCTACTCATAAAGTACAGCTCTAACCCTATACCGAATATTGATAGGTCCTTTGACATTTCTGAGTCATGGGAAACAATATCAATTTCTTTGTACACTTCCATTATCTCGTCAATTTGTTTACCCTCGTATTTCACCGGCTTGCCAGAAACATATCCAACTGCAATATCCGTAATGTACTTCGCGTGGTTAGCCACAAGCTTGTTATTTGGCAGCCCCATATCCTCACCAGCAAGAGGACGATTTAAAATTGCATGCTTGCCTTTGTAATACTTTTCGAGCTTATTTAATCGCTCAAGACCTTCCTGGTGCTCTTTAATACAACTTGCTATGAGTGCAACTGGAATGTCATTAATGTCATCAATTAAATCTCTGTCACGAATAATAGCCATTTCATCACCTCAAACCTAACGCTGATTTTTTGCTTACTTTCAGTTTTACTTGACCTACTAAAATCGTATTAACGAAATATCTATCGCCATCTAATTGGTGGTCGTTTTGTTTAATTGGCTTATCTTCTCCGCGTTCAGCAGCTTTCGGGTCCCACATATAGGATGAAAACTCACGAAACGTTTCTTCGCATACATCGTTATATAAAATCTTGCCCTCGATAAGAGCTGACGCTAGGTTACGTATGCCGTCTAACACTTCATTCTTGGCTTGTATTACGTTATATCTTGCTTGCTTTAATGCAGCTATAAATGATGCAGCAGAAGGGTCAACGATGATTGCACTTGGTTTAATCGCACCTAAAAACTCTTTCATATCAGCAACGTATTCTTGGTCAGTTTTCTGTTTACTTGTTTTACGGCCATCGTAGTGATACTCTTTCACCTTGTACCAAACGCCATCAAAAAAGCCCCACAGACCAAAAGTTGTAGGGTTCTGTGTCCCATAATCGACACTTACATAGTATTTAGAGTATTTCCGTGGTTCTGTTTTAACACTGTGCAAGGCTTCATCAAACATATCGTAAATAAGGCCTTCTGCAAGCACCCATAAACCAAGGATGAACCGTTGATAGAACACACCTTTATACATACGCTTATAACGCTCTTTGATACGTTGTGACAGTGACAAGTTGTCATCCATCGTAAAGTGTAAGTGCAGCATGTTCTTATCTTCTAATTGATCCAGATACTCTAATTTGAACCAATGATATGGCCCAGCAGGGTTACAGTTAAACCAGAACTTAGCACCATCAACAGAACATCGAGCTGTTGCTTGGTTAACGAATGATTGAGGCATAAGTGCCACTTCATCAAAGAACATTCCAGCGAGTGTAATACCTTGGATAAGGTCTTGTGAAGCCTCGTCTTTTCCTCCGAATATATAAAAATAGTTCACTTTGCCATTTCGAGTGACAGTGAACATGTTTTCGGAACGATATTCTTTTACTTTGTAGCCTCTGGACATCAGCATTCGTTTTAATGGCTTGAATACGTTACGACGGAACGAGCCGATTGTTTTACCAGCCATACCAAGGTTCTCATCCTCAAACGTCTCCATTGCCCACATAACGAACGATAGAGACATGACGACCGTTTTCCCTGCACGAACAGAACCGTCGCAAATAATACCGTCCTTGTCCTTGTGAGGGGAATTGGATTGCCACCATTTGAGTACTTTAAGTTGTTTCTTACTAAAAGGTTTGAATGTGAATAGAGCAGGTTTCTTTCGTTTACTCATCCCAATTCACTTCCTTGCCTTCCAGTGCCTCTAAGAAACCATCATCCTCGAATTCATCTTCGTCATCACCATTCTCTTTACGAATAGCGATTTTTGATAATTCGATGTCTGTTTTCGTTTTCTCCATGTTAAGTTGCATCTGTTCAAGTTTAAGTCTGCGCTCGTCATCCTGATCCGCCATCTCAACAAATTGACGAATAGAAGAACGCAACTCCCCAATTGCTCTAGATTGAGCAGTGAGTAGTTGAGCCTGTCGTTCCCATGCGAATTGGAATTCATATTCTTCTTCTGTTACAGCCTTTTCTACGCCTCCACCATCCTCTTTAGAACGTGGATAGTATTCGTACTTTGCCTTTTTGAGCTCCTTAATTATTTCGTCTTTAGATTCGACGTGCATAATTCTTTGGGCCCTTATGATTGCAGCATACTGTATTTGTATCTGATCCCAGATTAAATCGGCTGGAGAACGTTCGTTCATTGCTTCCATGATTTCGAGTGTTTCCTCCGGCAGAAACTTCGAGAAGAAGCCGTGCTTCTCTGCGATTGAGTTGCGTTTTGGAAACTTAGGTGTTGGATTGGGATTACCTCTATTCCCCTTAGCATTGTCATTGCCTTTTGGGGCTCCAACTTCATTTGGAACGTTCCGTTCATTTGATTGGAGCGTTCCATTCAATGTTTCGTCCCATTTATCTTTATTTTTCCATCCTCGGACGGTACCTTCACCTTTACCAAGTTGTACAGCAATATCTTTAAGTGGGATATCACCATTATGTTCTTTGTAAATTTCAAAAGCTTTATCTCGGTTTGGATCTCTTTGTCTAGCCATATCTCATAAACACCACCTCCAGAACATATAATCTCCGTTCAAAAAATCTGTTATAATGCTATTTGAAAGGAGTTGAATAAATTGAAATTAGAAGAATTAGTTGGAAAATATATTAGAATAGAATATATAGATTCTAATAAAGATTTCGGTAACTTCGAAGGATTTGATAATGATTTAAAAATTATTCATCTTCGAGATACTATAAACAAAGAAGATTTATTAATACCTTTATCCTCTGTGAAATCAATAACTGAAGTTTATACTTGATTCATGCAGTCCTTTCCGTTTATGGGAAGGACTTTTTACTCTCAAAAGTAAGTACCATTGCCCTAGCAGTGAAAGGGAGGAACTGTTCGATACTCACTTTTCAAGGCAAAATAAAAAACACCCAAAATGAGTGTTTTCATCAATCTTCTCTAATTATTTCTATTAATTTATTTTTTTCTTTTTCATAATTTCCAATCAAATTAAGTATTATCTCCTCACAATCCTTATAGTATTCCAAAAAATCATATGGTTCGATTTGCTGATTAAATTTTAAATTTAAACCCATTAATAAATTTTCGAGATCTGTAGTTTTTTTATAAAGTTGCGGACTGATACCTGCCGAAAGTTCAATAAAATTTGACTCCCTTATTAATTTTTCAGCCATTTTATATGTGTCATTAGGTTTTTGAAAAATATCCATCCCTAAAAAATTAAAATTTTTCCATAATTCTTTCAAAAAACGAATATTATACGCTATTTTTTCTAATTTTATTGGAGCATCATTGATTTTTTTGCTCAAATTGTTATTTTCAATTGTTTTATTTACACCTATTAATGTAATAGACCCACCAATTACGGCCCCAACAAAAGCTATTATACCTGCCAATAGGGTAGTATCTAGAGTTTTAAACTCTATAAGTACCATCCCCATTATTAGTAATGTAGTTAATGCTGTTATTGTAATAACAGTCAATTCGCTAATTTCTTTCATAATAAAAACCTCCCACTCAATCATAAAGTGTTAGGCAACACATTGGAACAATTTTCTATAAATTTCACTCTCAAAACCACACCAAACTCAGCCCTATATAGCCAGTGCGCTTATTGCCGTAAAAACGCCCCACCCTACTGTCCCCTCGCTACTGACCATGTTATTTGAATTTGTATGGTTGTTTGATGCAGTTTTCAAAGCAAAATAAAAAGCCCCATCGCATTGATGAAGGCTTTTTTCTATTGTGGAATCCTATTTGTCGAGAGCTCACTTGCGACTCGTGGTAGAGCGACGCCACGTTATTTTGTAACGAATTGTGTTCTAGTTTTATAGTGCATTTCCGTGCACTTAGTAAGTTTGACCGAAATTATGGAAAGTGGACGAAGTTCACATATAAACCACTCCTTCAGTTTTATTTGCCTGTTCCCTATATCTCTTAAAAAATATGGGCCGGCAATGTATGTCATGCTCCGAACAAGTTTGCTCAGCGCGGGTCGGTCGTCGGTCTGTCTTTCCCTAATATTTAGGTTTTTATAAATACCAAGGGAGGAAAACATTGCCGCACCGACCTACCTCCAAGTTTATTTTATAAATATAGGTGGTTTCAACTATTCGTCATATGCGTTTTTTGCGTCATATGCGACACTTGCGCCATATCGTTTCCTATCATCATATTAATAATACTTTCTCTGATTCTTCTAATTGTTGCTTCTGATAGCCCCATTGTTTGCCCGATTTTACGCATTGAATAACCATCCAAAATGCAATTGAGTACAAATACCTCACGTTCTCCTATTACGTTGCTTGCACGGTGTTGAATCTCTCTAACCTTCCACTCATAACGTAATACACCATCAGTATAAAATTGTGCTCGTCGTGTAGCCTCGTAGCTCACTGGATCGCTGTTGCCACCACTAGCTTTCGGTAATGTTGCTTCGATTCCCCACATTGCCGTTTTAATGCCACTGTATTCGACTTCTTTGACCATTTCGTTTTTATTTTTTGCTATTTTGATTTGCAAGACCATCCAAGAATAATCCTTTAACCATTGATCCAACATATTCTTTTTCACTTCTGTTTTTTGCCCTTGTTTGCCCATTAGGTTTGCCCTCCTAAGTTGTGTTATAATGGAGATGTTAGAACCGTCAAAGGGCATAACCAATTCTAAGCTGTAGCGTCTGATCACGCTGCGGCTTTTTCTTTTCTATTTACTGCGCAAATTCCTCATATTGTTCAGCAAATTAATTGTAATTGTCCGTTGGATTCTGTTATGAAATCAGTTCCGTAATTGCCATCTAAAAGCAATTCAAAGATCGCTTCTAATTCTTGGACTACTATACTGTTTCCTGCTTGGTGATAAAGAGTGCCATTTAGACAGCCTTCTTTTGACGGATGTTCCTTCAAAGCAGCCTCGTAATCAGAATCATCGAAGCCCATCAATCTCCAACATTCTCGTTCAGTTAAATATCTCCAACGACCATCTTTTGTTCTTACAACCCCACTATTTGGACATCTCATTTGTTTAGTAGTAATTGTGTAAACAAATTCCTTTACTTCATCTAACATCCTACCTCCATAAGTGCCTGGAACAATCGGTTTATCTGGAAGTTTTCTCACCATACTAGGTTGTGTAATAATATATTTTTCGTCTACATCATCTTCTAAGAATTCTTTAATCGATCGCATCGGTCTTTTCTTCAACTTTGCGAAATCAAAATGTGTACCATTTAAAATTGATATCGTGAACAATCTTTCTCTAGCCTGCGGAATACCGAAATCACGAGCATCTAAAATTTGATACGAATTGGTGTAACCTAAGGCCTCCATATCATCTAGATAGTGATTGAAGGCTTTCACCATTTTTTTCGAAAGTGCGTTTTTTACATTCTCCCAGATAACTACTTTCGGTTTCCAAACTCCTAAATTTTCAATGATTTTAATAGTTTCAAACATAAGTGAACTTCTAGTACCATCCTCCACATTGCCACCGTACTGTTTGCCTGCTATTGAAAAGTCCTGGCATGGACTACCATGTACTAAAATGTCTGGTTGCAATGTATATCCAACAACACTTTCGGGCTTATATCGATTATCAAACATAGCGTTATAAGTACGAACTGCTTTTTCATTCCACTCAACATAATCTACGGATTTGTGTACAACACCTAAATTGATAAGCGCTTTTCTTGGTGCTCCGATACCTCCGAATAATTCTAGAATTTTAATCATACATTTCACCGCCTTTTGCTGAACAATTTCTTTCAATTACACCTCTAACTGCTTTAATTTCATGTTCCAAAGATCTGCAATTTCTTTAGCTAAATCAATCTCGAAATCATTAAAGAAATAGGCGTTTTCAATATTTTTTGTGAATGTATAATGCCATCTGATGTCAGAATCATTAGCGATATATTCATTTATGACATCAGGTAATTCACCTCGTACTTCTGAGGGTTTCAAATAACTTTGATAAACAAGGTATCTTGCCATATTAGATTCACCTTATTTCGCATTTTCTTTTTCAATCAAAAATAGTGCCAATTATCCTTGATCTGAAATGAACATTACCTATAAAATTTTCATCTCCAGCCATAAAAGCACCCATGTGCATACTTACATCCTCATTCCAACCATCGTCCGAATCTTCATCATCATATATACGAATAATGTGACCGTCATAAATCTCTTTACCGTCCATATCTTCATAGCCACTATATTGTAAGAGCTTAAATTGATTTTCTTTTGCATGTTCAACTAACTCGCCAAAACCCATTTCAAATGCCACACCATTGAATGTAATTTGTTTGTTTTTGAAGTCAATCCATTCAACATCAACAATCTTTCCAGCACTTAAATGTGACTCATCAATGATTTTTGCACGAAACTTTATATTATCCATGCCCTCACTCCTTGCTGCACATTTCCTTTCATTTCTGTATTTCCTTCATTTCGGATTGGTTCAATTCGATTAATTTTTGTATATAGGTAATTGCCTTTTCTAAATCTCGAACGTTATAGCCATTCTTTTTCCCATATCGAGTTAAATATTTAATAGCGTTGATTCTGTGAAAACCGATACATTCATCTAAGTTGAAGTTTTCATCAGCAAACGCCCACACATCAATTTTGCCTTCATGATAGTGCTCTGAGTCTGGTCTATTCATTTTGCTTCAACTCTCTTCCACACATTTTTGTCAGTATCCACTCTCCTGACGATCATGATTGACCTTATTCTTCTCAAAGTAAGCATCCTTAATTTGCTTCCATGTGAAGCCAAAGCCATTCATACCGATGTTTAAGAACAATATCCAAGCAGTTCTAAAGCAATATTCATTGTTTAAATATCCGAATGAATCTTTACATTTAGCTTCTTCTTCATCCGTAAACTTTCGGATATATGCCAAGCTCAAGAAATAATCCATTTCTAAGAACCAACTTGTTAAATCACCATCAAATTCATCTGGATCAAGTTGTTCCTCGTATACCCAAAGTGCATCTTCCCAGCCTTTTTGGTTAGCGATAGAAACAAAGAAGTGAACAGAATCAACAAATTCTTCTATAGCAGGATTCTTATCATTTGGTATAGAATGGTGTTCACACATTACACAACCGCATATTGATTCTGTTTTTGTTCTTGGTTTCTGGTCATTGCTCCAGTGTTTAAACCAGCGCCCTTCATTTGCAAATTCAGCTAACTCAACTTTTAATGCTAAAAATGTATTAGCTGTTAAATCCTTATCTTCCAACCCTTTTTCTTTGATGATTTTTGCATCCAGTACTTTTTGTGCATCAATTATATTTTGTAAACTCATTTTTCTGCCCCTTTTCCGAATTTCATTAAGACTTGATATGGCTTTGGTTCATGATCGTAAAATTTAATATCACTGATCGGATACCGATGGTTCCTTGCTTCTGATTGGATTTGTTTATTGAGTTTTTCCCTTGTCTTGGCTTCAAGGATTTTCTTGTTTGCCTTTTTCGTTGTCATTAGTAATCACCCCTATTTTAGAAAGGTAAATCGTCAGAATTAACCTCTATTGGTGCCTTACTATTAGCAAACGGATCTTCATCTACCCTTGTATAACTTGGCCGGTTGTTATTACCGCCATATTGCCCCTGTGAAGCCCCTGTATTTGCTCCCTGATAATTTGTACTAGATTCGTAGTTTGATGCGCCCTGTGAGCCTGCTGTGCTGTTTCTTGGCTCTAAGAATTGGATACTGTCTGCTACTACGTTCGTAAAATAGATTCTTTGCCCGTCTCTCTCATACGAACCTGTTTGTATTTTTCCATCAATCCCAACCAGTGACCCTTTCTTTAGATAGTTGGCTGCATTCTCCGCCTGTTTCCTCCAAGCTTGTACCTGGATGAAATCTGCTTCTCTTTCACCACTTTGGTTAGCAAACGATCTGTTAACTGCCAATGTAAATTGAGCCTTCGCAACACCTTGTGGTGTATACGAAAGGTCAACGTCTTTTGTTAGCCGACCAGTTAAAACGACTCGGTTGATCATGCCGTTTCCTCCAACAATTCAGGATTTCCGTAAATGTTGCCGATGACTTCTAAATCATAAATGTGATTTTCCTCATCGCTGTTATTCCAATACAACTGTGATAATGGATATACATGGTCGTTCCAGCAATCAACGAACTCTTCATACATATCTGTGTTTTCATCGATTTTCACCAACAAGAAACTTCCTATTTCTAAAGTTATTTGATACTTAATACCATTACGCTCAACGATATCTCCATTGAAAATCTCCTTGCTGTTCTTGTCCTTTAAGCCTGTAAAAAACACAACATTTTCGGATTTAATTTGTATCATAGGTGGATTATTTACATCTCCAGCCCATATACGTCCACTAGATTCCATAATCAAATCACAACCATCAATCCACTTATTGTTGATTTCATCCCAAGCACGAAACTTATTCTCTCTACTCATGCCGAAACCTCCCTCTTATCCCACTTCTCCGTGATTCGATAACCTTCTTTTTTCAATTTTTTAAAGTCTGGATGCATGAACGGAACCATTGTCCAGATGTTTTGATTGCCATCACGTTTGAACATAGTCACATACACGTTGTACTGGTTGTATTCATTTGGCTTCTGCACCTTAACTTTCGGTACTGACTTACGAGCACCAGAAACATCAATTGGAATGCCGTTGCGTCGTCTCATGCCGATTCACTCCTAATGACGAATTTTTCACCATCAAACCAGTTTGCATAATCCCAAACGAATAATCCTAAATCAATAAATGGTTCGTCGTCATACGGCTTAAATGTGTCGATTTCATCGTCAGAATAGCCTAATGAACGAATCTTCTCGCGATTCTCCTCGTTATCTTCAACGTTTGCAAACAACATTGTGCTATCCTCTGTTTCATAATCATCAACTTCAATCGAATTAATAATTTCTAACGCCTTTTGTTTATCTAATGTACTCATGCAGCCATAGCCCCTTCCAATTTCATAATGAGATAATCCGTAGCCTCTTCTGCATCTTTCAGCCCTACCATAACTCTCAATTGCTCCAAACGGTTATAAGCCATAGTTTCGTTTTGTTTGCCTCCAAAGCGTTGATGTTGTCCTAGGTACAAAATGATTTGATCGATTAGAAACTGTTCATTCACAAAAATTCCTCCTCTCCAACAACTCGTTGTCTTGAAACTCCCTAATCTTTGCGATGATATGGTGCCATTGTTGTATTTCAGTAGCATTTAAAATCCGCGTTAACTCACCGTCTCGAATCATGATTTTGCTATTACTACGTGTGATGATTTTGTTTCCGTTCGACATCCTATTCACCACCTAAAGCTTCTCGAGTAATTTTATAAGCAGGTGTTTCCCAGCCTTCCATGATAGGCGCCTCAACTTCCATGACTTGTTCAAGTGCATTTTTAAAAACACTCATTCTATCAGTTGCTTTAAATGCTGCTTTTTTAATGATTTCATAGCACTTTTCGGTTTTCTCTAATTCTGTTTGTAACCTCTCAACCTCGGCAACAAGAGCTGGCACATCTTTATGAGTCTGAGCTATAAATTCTGCATCTTCACAAGTCCATGGTATCTGTACTTGTCCGTTGTATATGCGACCAGCAATTGCATACCATGGTCCTTCAGTAGTTTCTTCAAATCGTTCTTTAATGGCATCCAACTGTTTTTGATCCATCCCTCATTCACTCCCCACTAATTTGTTAAAAGCCTCACGGTTCCTAGTTTCTAAAGCAACATCAATCGCAGCGCCTTTGTAATTTTGTTTATTGAAATCTTCAAGTTCTGATATGAGATGATTTATTTCTACCTCTCGATAAGCTTCGAACATCTCACTAAGTTGATGACGACAATTCATCCCTTCACCCTCCATCAAGGGGCTGTTGCCCCTCACTTTAATCTGTAATTCAGCGATAAATCCTTATCAATTATTAAAAAATATCGTTTACACATCTGATAAAGCCTTGTGCCTAGAGCTTCATCCAGTAAAATCATTTGGTCAAAATCCAGCTCGCTGCTAAGGAAAATAGGTTTCTTATTCATGTACCGATAATTAACCACCGAATAAATCTGCTTAATCTCCCATGAACTAGCTTGCGGTATTTTGATTGGCATATTGTCTTTATCTAATGCAACCTCACCGTTACGATCACGTTTGTTTACAGGTTTGAAAAGATCATCAATGAATAAAATATCTACTTCTTTCATGCGGATAAGCTTTGCTTGTAATTTCTCAAAGTCGTCTCGCAAGTCATCAAATCCTTCAACGTAAGGAAAATATAAGACTGACTTTAATTTCTTAAGCATCATGTTGTTACTTAATGCAGATAACAAATGTGTCTTACCGAAACCAGGTTGTCCGAGTACTGCAATTCCGACAGCCATTTCTTCTGCCTCTGTGAGCCCTGTAACTGGCTTTTCAAAATCCTTAAAGTACTTCATCGCTAAATCCTTTGCTTCAACCACTAGACTGGATTGCCCCTCCGTGTAGTAGTTTGCAAATGTCATAGCTTTAAAGTTGTCTGTGATCTCGCTGGCCTTGATTAGCTTGTTAGCAATCTTTTGCTTTTCACATGAACAGTCAACCCATATCTGAAATGATTTGCCGCAGGTAATGCTTTTTTCATCCTCATCCACTTTCATTTCAAAGAAACCACCAACATCTTTGCACTTAGGACATGAGAACTCTTTTTGTTCATTCGTTGCTACTTCTTCGGGTGATAATTTTAGGTACTTCTCTTGTATTTTTTGAAGTACTTGTTGCATTGGATCCACTTATCTTCACCTGCCAATCTGCGTATGTTTTAACACCATCATCTTTTCGCCAGTTATCTAAAATACCAATTACATAAGCGAATGATCTACCTCGCATTTCTTTAGCTGTTTTAATAGCCTCTAGGATTAGAGCAGGCTCATAAAAATCAAGAGCTTCATTCAGCTTTTCAAGATCAGTGTTTTTTGGTTCTCGTATACTTTGGCTAAAGAAATCTTTTAGTTTTAAAAACTGAATATCAGTGACAGGGCTGACAGACTGACAGACAACTTCTTCTATGTTGTTTATAGTCTCTGTTCTCTTAACTCTAGTCTCTAAACTCTGTTCTCTGTTCTCTGGTGGAAGTTTGTCGGACATTTGTCCGTTTTCATTTGGACATTTGTCCGACGTTTGTCCGATTAATAGCTTTTTCTCAGCTTCGATAGTCATTCGAGCTCGCTTTTTACGTTCAGCTTCTGTGGATGCTTTACCAATAAATAATTCAATATCGTTCATGTAAATAGTGCCGTTATCCAGTACCTCGATAAGCTCTAAATCTCTGAAAATAGTAAGTGCTTTCTCCACTGTTCCAATCTGGTGACGTGTGATCGTAGCTATCATTTGAGCGTTGTAAGGGATTGTATCCTTGAACATCAAACGACCTTCATTTTTTAAGCTTTTTAGATATAGTTTGATTAGTATATTTGAGTACAACATGCCCTCTGGCATCGATTCCAACATGACTAACTCTTCACTTTCGAAGAAGTTTTCTTTTAGCCGCATATAGTAGTACTTCTTGTTGTCTGCCATTTGCCCTCGCCCCTCCTATTCGATCAAAGCCCATCCATTACGTTCTGCTGCCTCGTTGTATGCTGTTACAGGAATGATAATATTGACAGGATCATAGTGTTTTAAAGCTTCTTCAAAATCCAATCCAATAAAAGCATCCGTTCCAAACGTTTTTTGCACCATTAATTTGTAGGCCTCAAATTCCAGTCTTTTCTTTACAACATCCTCTGAGTTAGGTTCTGTATAATCATCTCGAACAATAATAAATGCATTCTCAATATCTTCCATTGTCACGTCTAAATCTTCGTCATCCCAATCACCTAAATCTGACGATTCAGCTAAGTAACGGCCCTCTTTACTACGGTTTTTTAATACAATCACTGGTACATCTGACAAGATGATATCCTCTCCACCGAAGATGTTTTGCTGAAATACTTGCATGGTTTGCCCTCCATATTTTCAATATTCAAAATTCAAGGTATATAAATCATCTTGCCTGTTGCTCTTGCTACTGCTTTAAAGATGCGCTCCATGTTGCTGTTACTATCTGATAAATGCAGCAGATGTATTTCTTCAACCTTTGATAAGTCGTTCGCCTTAAAGAACTCTAGTAAGTTTTCTAAGCTAAAATGCGATTTCATAACACGCTTTTTCATCGCTGGATGAATACGGCCACTATCAACATTTTCATCTAATGTTTGTTGGTCATAATTACACTCAATCATGATGTGAGTTAGCCCTGTAAATCTGTATTTCACATAGTAAGTATCAGTTGAGAATAACAGCTTGCCACCGTTGTCACTTTGTAACAGGAACCCTAACGGCTCATTTACATCGTGCTGCACGTCAAACGGCAATATCGTCCATGTACCGACTCTTAATTGCTTTTTACTTTCGACTGTAACAATACGGTGGTGCTGTAGCTGCAAAGCCTCTTGAGTACCTTTTGACATATAAACATCTAACCCTCGATTTAACACCGATTCCACGCCTTTACAGTGGTCTTTGTGTTCATGAGTAACAAGTACACCACCAAGGCTTGAAGTCTCGAAATTAACGCCCTGCTGCATCTGTTTGAAGCTGATACCACACTCTAGGAGTAGAGGGGTGCTACCATCTGTAATGTGATAGCAATTCCCCTTACTTCCAGTTGCTAGAGTTTTGATTTCAATCAAAATCCTGGTCCATCCATCGACGTTTGCTGTTGTTCTTGTGCCGGTTGTTGTGATACCTCCACGTACTCTGCTTCTTGTACAGGTGCATTTGATACTTGCTGTTGTTCGATATATTGCGGTTCTGGTGTAATGTCGATAGGTTCACTGTTTGCATTTTCGTAAATTTCTGCTTGTATTGCGGCTTCTTCGCTTCTATTATCAGAACCATTGAAGTGATCCATAATTAAACTGCTATCATCAGATGAATTTAAGAATTTCTTACATGCACGATTAATGACCGTTTTCTTCGCCATTTCTTGTTTGAATTCATCATGTGTAGAACCAGCCTTTTCTTTTTCCTCACCTTTGCCCCAGAACTGAGCTTTTGACCATGCTTTTCGTAATTCATCAATTGTCATAAGTTCTGTGTAAATTTCGTTATTAGGCAATTCAATGATGCAATAAGCACCAATCAAATTTTCCTTTTTGATATTTCCGAATTTTTGCTTGTGAGTAAGATTAGTAATACGACCATTCTTCATCTCATAGTCCACTTCATCACCGTCATAAATAACAGCTGCATCGATATTTTTAGCGCCTGTCACACGTTTCGTAACAGCCATCGTACCAAAGTAAGAACGTTGGAAAGTTAGTTGCTTGCCATAAACAATGAAGTATCCTTGTTTTTTCATAGGGTTTAGACCTTGGACTACCATGTCTAGAAGTGCATTAGCTACACTATCTTTTGTACACACTTCCAAAGCTGGTTTATATCCACTGTCCTTGCCTGTTTTTGTACTTTGAAGTATTAACCATGCTGACTTCATTGCATTGTCAGGAGAGTAACCAGCAGGGAAATGTAATTCCCCACGGTCTTGAAATTCTTTTACTTTTGCTTGTACAGAATCAGCGATACTTTTCTGTTTAACTGCCACCTGTTGCTGTTGTTGTGCTACTTGATTTGTCATTACTTAACACCCTCCTTTGTCACTTCTAAAAATCTAACTTTTGTTAATTCATTAAGCGCATCCCTTAAATGCAAAGCTTGTGAAATTGTTAGACGAAAATTTGGTGTATCTTCATGGAAAGGGAAAGCCATTTCGATTAATGGATAACCATTTAATGAACGCAACACTATGCAATCGTCAGTCGGGATAAATGTTGCGGCATCAATCTGCACTGTTTTGATAGCCATACTAGATAGCCTCCTTTAACTCAATTGGATCTAGCTCGACACGCAACTGCTTGTCCTTCTCAGAAACTACTAAGCTAATAAGTTGAGTATCCACATCTATAAACTTGGTTACAGCTTCGGCATTGTCCACGAAAATAGGTGCCTGGATACCAAAATGAGCAGATAGTGTATTGATGATGTCTAGGCCGACATTGATTTTTGCTGCATTGTTAAGGCCAGTGCCGTATGGTACGCCTTTGAAAGTCGTTTCACATACTTCGTTAAGTCCACCATTTACTTGTGTATCGAATAACTTAAATCGAGCATATTTGAACTTGCTGTTAATGCGATCTGTGAGCATATTTACCTTTGTACGAATAAATTCTTCTATTAAGAAGGTTGTTTGCTCTAGCTTTTCGTACTCTTGAGCAAGTTTTACTTGCTGATCTTCCAGCTCGATAATGCGTTCCTTACTTGCTTCAATATTTGCATGCTGAGCAACAGCGTTATTGCACTCTTTGCGCTCAAAATTGAACTTAGCGATTTCTTCATCGATGCCAGCAATAGCTTCGTATGCATGTTCATTTAATTGCTTAATCTCTGCCTGTAACGTTTCAATTTGTAGAGTGATAGATTTGTATTCATCAGTCGTTGTAACATCTTTGACTGCTGAGTTAGCAGTTTCAAGAGCTTTTTGTGTTTTCTTTAACTCCTTGTCTTGTACTGATAATTCGTCTTGATACTTGTTCATTTCTGCCAACGCTGCATCATGCTCATTACGTAATACAGTTAAGCGATTGTTTAATTCTGCAACTTGCTCTTTATGAGATATACCTTCACGATTTATTTCAGTAAGTCTATATGTTCTGCTTTCATTAAATTGAGCTAGTGCTTCATTTCTAGCATTTTCAACTTGTTCGGCAGGCAATGATTGTTTACAAGCTGGGCATTCATGATTATCCCCATGCTTGAATTCTTCCGCCTCAATTACGCGGTATTCTTTACGTAATTCATCCATTTCTTTTTCTATACGAGAAATATCATCTTGTATGCGATTAGCTTGATCTACTTTAAATTTCCTATTGCTATCAGCCTGTTGCAGTTTGCTATTTATGATTTGTGCGTTTCCTTGTACTTCTTGCAGCTTGGCTTGAGCCTTATACACTTCTTGCATGCTATCAGCTTCAAATGAGCGTTTAAGGTCAGTTCGCTTCATTTCTAACTCTTGTAGCTGGCGCTGTTTATCAAGTACTGACGCACCGTTTTTCACACGAATTTTTTGCTCCTGCAGTTCCTCAATATTTGCCTCAATTTTAGCTACTTGTTGACGCATTGTTTCGACATCAGCAGTTGTTTCCGGCATCATTTTATTGATTTCATCAATACGTACTGGAATCTTTTCTAACTCTTCATTAATGTTTTTTTTCTTGCTGGCTATGATCTTTTTCATATCATCTAATGTTTTGCCATTCAGTAAGTCATTCAGTTTAGATAAAGCCTTGTTAGATGCAATAACTTCATCGTCTGAAATATCACCACAGATTTCTAATAACAATTGGCGTTTTTCTTGCCACTTCATTTGTTCGTTAAAATAAGTTGGAGATGTAAGGCGCTTAAATATTTCTTCTTCTACAATGCTTTTGATTTTATTGTTATACTCCGTTTTGGACATCGGTACATCATCCACAAAATGTTCTGCTACGTGACCAGTAAACTCCTTAGTTGCTTGTCCACGCTTTTGAGTCCACTTCTCTTTGTATATTTTCTTCAATGTGATAGGTACCCCATCTACCAAGAACGTCCCTTCAACTGTGTGCTCCAGGTTATGTCGCTCGGATCCATCACCGTTTAATGTCTTGATAGCAAAATCCTTTTTGTTGTTACTATCCTTATCGAATAACAGCCATAAGAACGCATCAAATGTTGTTGTTTTACCTACCTCGTTGTCACCAAAAATCTGTGCGTTACCACCATCTAATTGAATGTCTAGCGATTTAATGCCCTTGAAATCCCGTAGCTTTAACACGACTAACTCAATTTTCTTCATATCTTTTGCCCTCCTGTGGTAGAATGATATAAATATTGTTTTTGTAGACCACTGTTACAGCAGTGGTTTTTTTGTTTTGATGGAATCCCATCAAGCAACTCACAGTGGCAAAACATAACCGTAGGGAGACGGTGCTGTAAGCTGCTTGACGAGGGCGAGATAACTCTCGCAAACGTCTGAATTTATACTTCTGTAACTTCAACTTCTATGTCATTATCTTCATCAGCTTTCACAATGTTTACAGCCGGGAAGTGCCACTTAGCATCTTGCTTAACCTTTCCGTGTAAAGCTATTTCCCCATAACCTTCAATAAAGCCACCATAGAAACTACCATTGTTGAAACGAGCACGGAATTGAGCGATGTGTTCAGCGTGCTTTTCTAAACTCTCGAATTCGTACATGTGTTCATAAAAATTTGCCATCCAACTATCATTCATTACTGATTCATCTAACTCGATTACATATTTATCTGTTCGAACTACTTCAACCTCAAATTTTCTTTTCATAAATAGCTCCCTCTGTGCCTCTGGCACTTATATATTTGAACAATCTAGTTTTATTTGTGATATAATAGATTTGTATAAGTTGTCGCTGTTTAATCTTTCGCTCAGATTAAGCAGCTTTTTTTATTGCCAACATGTGATGATGATTGGCACTCCGATAACAAGCATCGTAATAACAGCACCAATACAAAACTTCCTGTGTGATTCTGGTATATTGTCCTCTGGTAAGTAAAAATAGTTATCAAGCCATTTCCACAACCTTTTTCACCACCTTCGCTTTTTTCCCTTGTAGGTTTAATCCATCTGCTATTGACCACAATTCCTTGCGTCTACGAAGTTTCTCTAGTTGTTCCAACGAATTATGTAAGTCCTGTTTGCGTTGTTGGGCTATGTCAGTTTCTAGTTTGTGTGATAGCATTACGATTTCGATTGCAAGATCTTCGATACAAGCTAGTTCTCTATTAATCTGCTGATTTAATTTTTCTAAAGCATCCAATTGAATAAGCCTCCTGCGAACATTGGCACCGTTTGTAGTAATTGCATTGCAGCATCTGTACTAAACAATGTAGCTACAACAACATCCTGCGAATTTGTTACTGCTGCTGCCCTAGCTAAAAACTTCGCCTCACAAGCAATCAAATTTTGTTCTATTCGACTGATTGTTGATTGTGTCGTGTGCATCAAATCCGCAAATGCCTCCTGTGAAAGCTTCGCTTTTTTACGACACTTTTTTATTAATGTTCCAATGTCAAAGTCCATATAAATCCATCCTTTTTATGCAGATTGCGCATATTATGCAACCGTTGCATGGTTTCTTTATGAAGTTAGCTTTATTATTGAGATAAGAGGTAGTTGCCCCTACCTCTTAGATTTCTACTAGATTGGTAGTTTGATTGAGGCCATTTGCCCTGGCCTCTCCTATTAAATTGCTTTAACCAGTTGCATTGCCTTGGGTGCATTTGCCCGCACCCAATCGGTATTTGCATGTATCCATTCAAATAATAAATCTCTAGGGACTCTTGGGTGACCGAATTCTCTGGTAACTGGGAAATCTCTACGATTGAATAATTCAGCACATTTTGTTTCACCGATATCTACTAATTCCATGAACTCTTTTCTTGTTAACAAAGGCTTTAATGCGAATTTTTTTTGCCCATCAGCTACTCCGCGCAAATATGCTTTTTCAATAACAAGTGATAATTTTTGTTCAAATAAATCAAACTCAGCAGATTCTATATTTTGAACTCGCTCTTTAATAGTCATTAAGCACCCAACCCTTCTACTTTGATTTGATGCTTAATAGCCATCTCTTTTACTATTGCTAAGTAAATTTCAGTTAACCTTGCATCATCAGCAATCACATCAAGTTTTGAAATTTTATCGATTTTCGCTTTAGTTGCTCCATTAAGTGCCATTTCTTTCTTACGATTAGTTAAACGAATATCCAATTTGCATCGTGCTCGTTCATCTAAAACTTGGTAGCTTTCATTTCGAACTTTTCTATATTCTTCAAAACCACCACGAGCGAGAGCGATTTTATTGAGGATCGTTGTTGTTTTCTTTCTCCATTCAGTTGGATTAAGAGCTACAATTTCAGCAATGTTATCTTGTTTATTTTCTAATTGCAGTTGTTTTTCTTCCACTGCATTCAAACGACGTTCTTGTTCAACACCCTGTTGTGCCATCATGGCGATTAATTCGGCAGTTGTGGGTTGCGTTAATTGACGTTCCATTTCATTGAATGCTTGGATGTATTTTAATTTGAAGTCTAGCGCTTTGCTTCCTGTGAAGCCCATTGCTAATAAAGTAAAACCATCTCGATTCATATAAAACATACGGTATTGCTGTTTATTTTGCGGATGTTCATAAGCAGATTCGTAAAACATTGGGGCTTCCCCAGAATTGGGGAGACCCCCTAAAATCGTTTCAATATCACGTAATACATGATCGTGACGCTTTTCGAATGATTCAGCAACCTGTAAAGATGTAGTTACTGCTTGTCTATTTTGAATGATTACTAGATTCATATTAGAACCTCCTGTGTTTTAAAATTTTCCAATCTGCTAAACTATTGGTAGATTGGAGGTGATTAAATTGAATACTTTAAAAATACAAGTTGTCCGTGAAAGAGAAGAAGAAGGTCTCTTATACGTCCAAAAACATATTGATTTAGGCTGGCAAGCAGTTTCGAAATTCGCTTTAGGAGACAAAGTTTATTTTGTAACATTAATTTGGAATTCAGACAGAGAACCTATTTATCCTCAAGAATCCCAATTAGATAGAAAGGTGTAGCTTTATAGCAATCCATTTCTCCTAAAACAGTTGGCTCAAACAATACCCCAATATTGTTTTGAGCTTTAGCTTTGTCATACAAAGTAACATCATTTGTGAGAACTAAATTGGATAAATTTACAGAGCCGAAATCAATAGTGAATTTCTGTTCCACATTCACTCACCCCCTTTCGCTTTATATACAGTTTTGTAATTAGAGATGAGACAAGGTTAACTAACCATTTTATTGTCAAAATTATTATTCTTATTTTCTAAGAATTTTTGTTTAAAAAAATATCCAGGGTCTACATTTAATCCATTACAAATTAATTCGTATTCATCTACATTTAACGGAGCATCTCCATTAATTAGACGATAAAACCTTTTGGACTTAATGCCTGATTTGTCTGCCACAAAGTTCAACTTCAAACCTTTTGATTCAATATACTGTTTTATTCTTTCATGCATTTTCATACTATCACCTCCACTTTTTCTTAGAATTTAAGAAGTTCTTAAATACATATTAATTCTTCATTTCTAAGAAGTCAATAAAAAATTCTATATTTCTAAGAAAAATATTCTTTAATCTTAAGAAGGTGTTATTTTATTCTTAGTTATTCTTAATTATAAAGTAGGTGATTTAATGACAACTTTAGGAGAACGTCTGCGTTTAGCAAGAGAACGTGTGGGCTTAAAACAAACGCAAGTTAAAGATAGAACAAACGTCAACAATAAAACGCTAAGTGGTTATGAAAATAATGTAAGTGACCCTGATACTAACACTTTAGTTACTCTAGCAGATTTATATGGTGTTTCTTATGAATGGTTATTAACTGGCACTGGTGAAATGACAAAGAAGGAAAAACCCATATCTAGTTTAACTGAAAAAGATGAACGTGATATTGGTAAAAGAATGGCTAAGATTAGAAATGATTTAATAGAAGGGATTAGTGATCATGATAACACTTCTCTAAGTTTCATGGGAGAACCAATGTCAGAAGAAGCAATTGAGTCACTTTTAGAAGCCCTGGAACATGCCGAAAGGCTCGCCACACTTGCCAATAAAAAGTATATCCCTAAAAAGTATAGAAAAGATTAGCCATTAAGGGGTGACAAGTATGTGGATTAAAAACATTGTCCAAGACTTGATTAATAAATATGAAACAAATGATTTTGCTGAAATCGCTAAACAAATGAATATTCATGTTATTGAACATGACTTAAATGGAGAAATATATGGGTTCTATCGATACATTAGAAGAAATAAATTCATCTTTATAAATTCAAAACTTACTGAACACAAAAAGATATTTACACGTGTTCACGAACTTGGACATGTGGTATTGCATCCAGATGTAAACACCCCATTTATGAGAAGTAATACTTATTTTTCTATCGATAAAATAGAACATCAAGCAAATCGTTTTGCAATCGAATTGTTATTACCTGATGAACTTGTACAAGAATATCTTTCAGAAAAAATGACAATATATGAGATAGCTGCCTTACATCAAATCCCAGTGGAGCTGGTGAAATTGAAATTTAAGGGGCTATTTTAATACCTAAAAAAAGAACATACATTCTTGTTAATACCCCTAGAATAGGAGGCGCTGGATATGTTTTGTGAAGAAATCAAACTAAAATCTGGTCAAAAACGTTGGGTCTGTGTTGCTGATGGTCCAGCTGACCCAGCAACTGGTAAGCGAAATCAAATATCACGTAGAGGCAAATCAAAAAAAGAGGCAATGAATCGAGTTAACGATGCTATCTACTCATTGAAAAAAGATGGTATAGATCAGCGTGTTGGTCAAAATATGACTTTCGATAAACTTGCATCAGAATGGATTGAAACTTATGCATTAACTGGCGTAAAACGTGCCACTGTTAGAATAAGAGAAAAAGAGATAAAAATATTAAACACACATATAGCTAAAATGCCGATTTCAGACCTTTCTCACTCTAAATATCAGAAGATATTAAATAAAATATCCCAAGAATATGCACGTAACACAGTTTCAGGTGTGCATGTCTGTGCCAGCATGATTTTTAAGTACGCGGTCAAGGATAGATTGATTAAAGATAACCCAGCTACTGGTGCCGTTGTGCCGAAAAAACGCCGGACAGTTGAAGAAATCGAGACAACAACAGTTGAAGAAGGTTTTTTGACAAGTGAAGAAGTAGAATCTTTTTTAAATGAAGTAACAACTCATGGATTGGATCTAGATATTGAGCGTTTCTACTTGTTAGCCTTTACTGGTATGAGGTCTGGTGAATTATGTGCTTTAAAATGGTCTGATATTGATTTTCGCAACAACACAATTCGTATTACTAAAACTCTATATAATGAAGATAATAATATGAGAAAGTACGAATTAACTCCACCTAAAACCGATGGATCAATAAGAACTATCGGGGTAGAAAAAAACATAATGGATTTATTAAAGTCACATCGTAAACGGCAAATGAAAGTGACTTCTAGGTATCGTCAAGAAGAATTGAATGAGTACCATGATGGAAATTTTGTATTTTGTCGTGTAAACGGATATCCATTTATCCAAAAAACGATAATTAATCGGATGGCTAGATTATTAGAACATACAAACATTAAAAAAGATGCAACTCCACATATCTTCCGTCACACTCATATTAGTATGTTAACCGAGGCTGGCGTGGATTTGAATACGATTATGGAGCGAGTGGGACATGATGACATGCAGACGACATTAAGAATTTATACACATGTTACTAACAAAATGAAAAAGGATGCCTCCGAGAAAATGACAAGCACTTTCGGAAACATCCTTCATAACATCAATTCTAATCTTTTTTAG